CCAAGGAACCTTTGCATAGGACCAAACAACATTTTTAGGAAATGGTTTACCAACGCCTCGTACTTTTGCACCGTGATACTGTGCTCTACGAGATAATTCTCCTGTAATAATTCCATCTGCATTGTGATAAAACGGATTTTCATAACCACTACCAAAATCAGGCATTAACGATACTCCTTATTATAGTCATATAACAATGAATCTATTCCCGTATAGTCAGTATAGTATGGTATTCTAACTATTGTTCCTGGAGGAATTACCATAGTACCCTTTCCCAAATTATTTGATCTAGCAATAACAAACCAAAATGTTTCATCACCATAGTATTCTTTTGCTAATAAATCCAATCTATCACCCTCTTGTGATATTATTCGAGTGTCTTCTACTGTATCAAAATTTGGGTATAATATAGACGATAATCTTCTAACTTGTTTTACATTACCATCCGATTCTACCTTTCTTGAATTTGGTATAATGTTAGATGTTTCATACCTTGATGGCATAATTGTCTCCTAATAGACTTTACAAAACAATATGGAGTGAGAAAAAATTAGTCTCACTCCATATAAATATACTTTAACTCAAATTATTAACTTCCTCCGCCAGTTCCCCCACCACCTCCGGTTGAACCACCTGTTCCACCACTTGATGCTGGTTTAATGATCTCACCATCAATATCTCTTGGTTGGGTTGGATCATCAGCAATAGATTCTAAGTTAGATCCAGCTACACCAGGAACAGTATTTTCTGGCAAGTATTTAACATTTGAATCATCATCCATACCTGCGTCATCATATGTTCTAAAATAGTTCACCTTACCCTTATCCTTTGGAACAAGACCATTTTCAGGACTTCCGCCGGTATCATCATAAAGTGAATACATAATACCTCTAAACTCTGGACGATATACACCAACAGGAGTAAATCCAACACTAACTTGAACAGTTTTTGGTAACTGCAATACACCAGGTGAATTTGTATTTAAGTCTGGTTTTCTATCCTCTGGTAGATGTGCAGTTTCCCATGTAGAACCCGCGTTATCAAATGTATATGTCAAACTGCTCATAAATCCTGGCATTTTTCTATACAAATGACCAATGTTCAATCGTATCATTGGTCCACGAATATAACCACCCTTTGTATATTCAGGAGCAGTCCACGATGCCAAGTAATTTAACTTACGCCAAGTTGCCTTCATTTCATCTCTCGAACCAATATGAACGGTGAAACCAAAGTTTATACTTCTTTCATATCCGTCATAAACATATAATGGATCAGCTCTACCCATATATTTTACAGGATTCCACTTAGGACTGTGAGTATCTTGTATACTATCAAATGTTGCACGGAAAACTATAATTTCCGCAGGACAATAACCATGACCAGCTAATACAAGACTACTGAAATAAAATTCTATTAAGTCTTCTGTACCAGGAATTGATTTATTGAATGCATTTTTCTCATACACTAAATCATGTGTTATATTAAAATTAGCTCTCTTGTAATCAATTATGTTAATTCTATCGCCTCTAAATTCAATATTTTTGTCTTTTAATTCTCCAACCGGATAATTTTGGAACTCAGCTGGACCAGTTTTATCATCCACGGGTAAACCAACATTGTTTTGTCTTGATCCGGTATAGTTCTTTGTATAAGTTACCGTGTTTAAAAATGGAATATTTCTTTGAGCGCCAACCTTTCCCTGTTTACCAAGACCAAAATAGTCTTCCATATTAAGCGTATGGAATCTCATTATTCTTGGATCAGAAACGAATGCCTCTGCACCATTTTGGGTACTACCACTACTTTTCCATTGAACATCGTGTCTAAAATCATTAAATGTTCTACTTCTTCCTTGAAGCGATTGACCTAATTTCGGCTTTCCTAATCTCGAATAAGCAACTGTTCTATATTTCTTAATTTTATCAAAATCATCATGTTGTGGTAAATTTCTTTCAAGTGGAGTACCAGCTCTTATTGAATTAAATTCATTTTTTGCTTCAAGTCTATCGTATAAATTTTCTCTTTTAAATTCAAAAGGATTAGACGAAACTAATCTATTTAGATCACCTTGATTTATTGGAATAACACTTGGTGTTATTGGATCAGGATTTCCTGTTTCAGTTACTACTATATTTTCTCCAGGAACTACTGATAATAAGGTTCTGATTATACCGTATATTGCATTCTGTGTTGTTGTGTAATCTTTTTTTATTTTGTCAGAGTATTTACTTCCAGATACATAATTTGCATCATACGGTGCAAAAAATGTTTCTCTCTTAGCAGTATCGAGGTATGCAGGATTTCTATATCTACCAGATAATATAGGACTTGTTGTATACATCGTTAAGTATGGGTGTCTTGCTCTTCGTATTTTAGTTCCACCAATACCAAGTGGTGCATTTGGACCACCAAACCAAGTTGATATTCTTGCTATCTTTGATCGATTGCTAATATCTATACTTGTTGCATTTATGGGTGTAAAAGAATTTGGAAGTAATTCTTTCATCAATCCAATCATTCTACTATAATTGAAAGTATTTCCGTCATTTTCTGGTTTTTCCAATGACTTAAAATAGTTTGATGCAGGATCCGGTCTTCTTTCCAATTCACGAGCAATGGTTGTATCACCGTATCTATTAAGTAATGATGAATCTATTGCACCAAATAAACTATGTCTTGGTATTCTTAATCCAGCAGGAGAACCACCAACATTAACTAACATAGCCAATGGATTGTATATTTGAGTTGGTGATATACCAAATGATGATGCAGCAGATAAGAAGCCGGTAATACCGTTTGCGGGAGCAGTATCTACATTTGGATTCATCAACTGTAATCCAACTTGTTTTGCAACAAATAACAAACCTTTTGCAGATAGTAAGAATTTTCCAATACGGAAAACATCTTGTACTATTCTTTCAGCAGCAGTTACGGCACCACCCCTAACCAAACCTTCGTCAAATCCAATACCAAATCCCCATCGTTGTCCTATATCCCTCAAAACATAAGGTTGATCAAAACCGAAATCTTTATTGTAAGCATCATCTCTTAGATTAAATTTAGTATATTGTAAATCCAAAGGTGATGGTGAATTTCTTGTAATTGCCCATTTTGCCAAATAACCTTTATTTTCGGTTACATCATTCATTGTTTTGGCATACGGTTTTCCATAGTAACTTGATTCTGCCTTTACTTTTGAAACAGGAACTTGATTAGTTAATGATGCAAAAACACCACCAGTTGTCCATGCCTTTTTAACCATAGTTACTGGTGTATATTTTTCTCTATCAGATATAATAATACCACCAGAGTTTCTTGCAGATTCTATGGTATTTCTTGAAGCAATATCTGTATCGTATGGCAACTCTTGTTTAATTATTGGATAAAGTGTTTCACCAAAAGAGTTCATTTTAACCATGAATCCACGATTTTGTATTGGTGTATATCCAAAGAAGTTCGTTGCCGGTATATCGTTTATCGGAGATTTATTTTTACCGGATTCAGTTGATAGTGATGAATATCCAGATGATAATTGGGTATTTGCCTTATTATCAAAGAATGTTGTGAATCCACTATCCACCATTGTACTACGCTGAACCGAATCACCATTTGGTATTTGATTTCTTACGATAGGACTTATACCAAAATATTTTACATTTGGTGCATCAGACCTACTACCTTTCCAATTATACTTACCAAAATCAGGTGTATAAAAAGATTGATATGGTGACAATAATGTTGTAAATCCAGAACCAGCTTCATCTGTGATATAGTTTACTTGTGGTGCCTCAGACCTTCCACCATTCCATGCAAAAATACTTGTTTCAGTTTTGTATTTAGTTTCTAACAATGCTGGGAATAAGTTAAATCCAGCTGCACTTGTATTCACCAAATAATCAACTGATGGAGCATTACTCCTTGCACCTTGAAATGTAAATTGTGATATATCAGTTACATATTCTGTGTTTAACGGAGCAGCAAAAGTTGTAAACCCTCCACCTTTTTCATTTGTTAAGAAATTAACAGATGCCGCGGCATCTCTGCCACCTTTCCATGTAAATTCACTTTTATCTTCAATATATTCACTTTCGAGTTTTGCCGCCTTTAATGTAAACCCTTTATTGAAACTATCTGGAAAATAATTTATAGGAGTAGGTTGATTTCCTTTAAATGTAAATTTTGAAATATCTTTTTTATATTCCGACTCTAATGCCTTTGGAAATTTTGTAAATCCAGGAGCATTCTCATTTCCAAAGAAATCAACAGTTTTAGCGGCAGCTCTACCACCATCCCAATCAAATTCAGAAGAATCTTTTATGTATTTAGTATCGTATTTTTCAGCAAGTCTATGGAATCCTTTTTTACTAAACTTACCTGACAAGTCAAAGTAGTTCACTTCCGGTGCCGCACTTCTTCCACCATCCCAATCAAATTCGGATGATTCTTTTATGTACTTCGTATCGTATTTTTCAGCAAGTCTATGGAATCCCTTTTTAGTGAACTTACCACCTATATCAAAGTAATTAACTTCGGGTGCACTTGTTCTAAAACCATCCCAATCAAAAACAGATGACTCGTGAACATATTTGGTATCATATATTTGAGCAAATGTATGGAAACCGATTGTAGTATTTTTACCAGTTAAATCGAAATAATTAACTCTTGGTGCATCACTTCTAAACCCGTCCCAATCGAAGATTGAAGATTCGTGTACATATTTGGTATCATATATTTGAGCAAATGTATGGAATCCAGCATTTGTATTCTTACCAGTAATGTCAAAATAATTTACAAATGGCGCATCTACTCTAAATCCATCCCAATCAAAAATGGAAGATTCATGTACATATTTGGTATCGTATAGTTGTGCGAATGTATGGAATCCAGCATTTGTATTCTTACCTGTTATGTCAAAGTAATTTACAAATGGTGCATCACTTCTTGAACCGTCCCAATCAAAAATAGAAGATTCTGGAACATACTTTGTATCATATAACTGTGCGAATGTATGGAAACCTATCGTTGTATTTTTACCAGTAAGGTCAAAGTAATTAACTCTTGGTGCATCCGTTCTAGCACCGTCCCAATCAAAAATGGAAGATTCTGCAATGTACTTTGTATCGTACAATGCAGCAAATGAATGGAATCCAACGGTTGTATTTTTTCCAGTCAAATCAAAGTAATTGACAACTGGTGCAGAAGACCTAGCACCGTCCCAATCAAAAATAGATGCCTCTGGAATATACTTTGTATCATATAAAGCAGCAAATGAATGGAATCCAACAGTTGTGCTTATAGAAGTCAAATCAAAGTAATTGACAACTGGTGCATCCGTTCTAGCACCGTCCCAATCAAACACCGATGATTCAGCGATATATTTTGTGTCATATAATTGTGCAAAAGAATGGAAACCAGCAGTTGAATGTAGTCCTGATATATCGAAGTAATTAACAACTGGTGCACTATTTTTATCACCATCCCAATCGAAGATAGATACTTCTGGAATATATTTGGTATCATAGATTTGAGCAAACTTATGAAAACCAGCAGTTACATATTGTCCAGATATATCGAAATAATTCGTTTGTGGAGAACCTTCTCTCGAACCATCCCAATCAAATTGTGAAGATTCAGGAATATATTTTGTATCATATATTTGAGCAAACTTATGAAAACCAGCAGTTGTGTACTGACCGGTTATATCAAAGTAATTTGATTCTGGTGAAGATTCTCTTCCACCATCCCAATCGAATTGTGAAGAATCTACTATGTATTTTGTATCATATAGTTGTGCAAGTTTATGAAAACCAGAAGTTGTATTTGTATTATTTACATCAAAGTAATTTACTTCTAAGGCAGCATCGGATTTTCCTGTCCAAGTAAATGCTGAAGAATCTGTTTTATATGCAGTTTCAAATTGTCTTGTGAATGATTTAAAACCAACAGTTGCATATTTTTTTCCACCATCAAAGAAATCAACCTCTGGTGTTTTAATGAAACCAAACTTTGAACTGTTTACAACATAACCACTACTTAACGGAGCAGTAAATGTTTTGAAACCAACGGAATTTATATCAGAGATATAATTTACAGATGGTGCTTGAGCAGTTTTTCCCGACCATCCAAATTTTGAATCAGATATAAATTTACTATCACCTATTGATTGATTTGCGGTGAAACCATCTGCATTTATATTTGGGAAAAAGTTTACTTCTTGTGTCCCAACTATTGAAAATAATGATTTACTCGGATCATCATTTCTGCCAGAAGGATTTGTTCTAACTATATTGTCAGCATTATACAAACTCGTATCGACCAACATAGAAGATTGTTGATCATATTTTGTTAAATCTGGTTTAATTAAAGGTTCTGTATTTGATAATATAGATACTTGATTGTATGGTTTTGGTTTTGAATCTATGTTAAATAGGGATTCATCTTTCAAATGAACACTTGACAAATCACTTAGTAGTGGATTTATTTCAGGTATTGTTATGTAACCATACGGTAAGTTTTCTTTGAAAATATCAGCAGATTGTTTTGTTCTGTCTTCACTTAAAACCGTTCTTTGTAATGCAATATCTGGATTTAGAATATTGTTTATAGGTGAAAGTAAATCTTTACTTATTATCACAGATTCTTTTTGACGGTCAATCGATAATGGCTTTCTATTTATTACAATTTTTGGATTCTGAATGTTATCAGTTGCCTCATTTGTATTCTTAGAAATATTTGGTGATTGTTCTTCTCTATCTAATGATAACGGTTGTCTGTTTATATTTACATCTGGATTAGTAATATTATCGGTTGCATCTGAAACATTCTTGTTTATATCAGGAGTAGTTGATGCCCTTTCAAATGTCTGATTAGGTCTGTTTATTGATATAGAAGATTCATTATTATTAGTACCGGCAATACTCTTATTTATTTCTATTTCCGATGATGTTAGTCTACTTGTAAATCCAGTTTTTCTAATTTCATTGAATTTTTTAGCAACATCACTTGTTGAAACTGAAACTAAACTTGGTGTGTCAAATTCAAAATTTGTTGGTGAAAATTCAGACACCGAGTTAATAAGAAGATTCTCTGCTGTCTTTTTTACAATATCATCAAGATTTGTTGAATTTAGTTTACTTTCTATTGGAGATGTCTTTAATGGTTTTATATCATCCAAATTTGTTTTTTGAAACATATCTGCAAGACTTGTTTGATTAGGTCTTGAAATTTGGGGAGACATTTGTGCAAGTTTATCTGTGATAGGTTGTAGCGTTGCAAAGTTTTTACTATCAGTTGCCTTAGATGCTTCTGGAGTATTCTTTTCTTTTCCAGAAACTTCGGAACGATATTTTGATAAATCCGATTTTAAATCTACTAATGACATCTATGACTTTCCTAATTTTACATATAAATATACACTCTAACGGATTATTAAAGTTTACGACCATAACTATTATCAACACCAATGTTATATGCCTTTTTGAAATCTATTTGAGTTTTTAACTCTTCAACTGTTCTGTCACCAATCTTAATAACAGTAGGTTGTGTAGACATTGCACCCAATATAGAAATAAGTTTATCTAATTTTTCAGCAACAACATTTGAATTATCTTTTGCAGGTGCACTACCACCCATAGTTTTCGATGCAGGTGATGATGTAGTTTGTCCACTCATACTTGCAGTTGATGTTGCTGTTACTGCAACAGGTGATACTGCCTGTGCCTTTGGTTTACTTTCTCCTCCTCCACCGAATAAAGAAGTTATCCCACCCATAATAGAACCAACTGCCTTTGATATTGATGAACCCATTCCGGTTCCACCAACTTTATCCATTACTTGTGTTAGTTTATCAACATCCATTTTACTTATAGTTTCTGCAAGGGTTTTTAATGAATTTGAAACTTCTATTAAACTCTTTGATACAGCAGATAATTTTTGTGGATCCAATGATGTTATCAATTTCTGTACTTGTGCAAGTGGACTTTCACCACCCAACATTTTGCCAACGCCCTCCATTAGTGCTCCACCACCAATTCCTTTCATCAGTCCACTTAATGAGTTCCCAAATTCTTCTAACTTACTTCCATCTATGTTACCCAAATTATCAGCCATGACTTTCATGGCAGTTCCAATTCCAGCAATACCTGCAACAACTGCACCTATTGTTTTTGGATCAACCTTATCCATTATTTTTAATAATTGGTCTATCGGACTATCGCCACCGACTAAACTACCAAGACCTTCCGCAATAGAACCAATTCCACTACCGCCACCGAATGCAAGTAATGCACCACCCAATACACCTATACCAGCGGCGATTGCAACTAATTTTCCAGGATCCAAATTAGCAACTGATAAGAGTTTATCTACAACCTTTACGATATTGTTTCCGATTGAATCTATAACCTTTACTATTTGATCACCAATAGAATTTATTACAGTTGCAATACCTTCAAATACTGATTTTATTATCGGTGCAATCTGTTGTATTGCTGCAATAAATACACCACCTAAAACTTCAGCAACTTTCATCAATACGGGCATAAATGCAATCAAAACTTTACCAACAGTTTCAATTACCTTTTGTATGATTGGTCCTGCAACCTCTAACGCCTTCACCAATACAGTTCCCAAAACTTCAGCAAATTTCATCAATACAGGTGCTATTGCTTTAATTGCAGGTGAAGCCATTAAGAGAGATGCTCCTAATGCAAGAAAGAACAAACCAACCGCAACGGCAACTGGTCCGATTGGAGTCATTGTTGCTAATGATTTACCCAATGCTTCCAAACCTTTTCCTAATCCAGTCAATATTCCTTCAAATGCAGAACCAATTCCTTTACCGACTGATTTCAAAGCACTACCCAATCCCTTTCCAAAATCTGCAATCTTTTTACCCATAGATGATGCCTTATCCCCCATTTTATCGGCTTTACCTAATGTATCTTTTTGTTTGTCTAATAATGCACCGGCACCATCATCACCGAGTTTACCGGGTGTTTTTATTTTACTAAGCATTCCACCGGCCTTCCCTAACATTCCACTTGCCTTTTCACCAACCTTACCAAATGCCCCACCTAATTTTCCAGTTATTCCACCTGCAAGTTTACCAATACCTTCTGTCAATGGACCCTTAACAACACCAAATAATCCCATTGCACCCGTACCAGCGAGTTTGAAACCGGCCGCAATACCACCTGGACCAGCAACTTTTAATGCCATAGCACCAAAACCTGCAACTGACGGATTTATGAATGATAATAGACCAGCTCCACCTGAAGCAATACCTGCAAACTTATCTACTATTTTTGTAACAAATTTAATAATATCTGGTAAGTTCTGAATTAACTTTTTTACCGCTTCCATTATTTTTGGTAAAGCATCTTTTAATCCGGCAACTATTGCATCAACATCGATACCATCAATTATCTTTTCAAATGATGATGCCCCTTTTGCACCATCAAAAAGACCATGAACCATTGTCATTATTTTTTCAACAATCGGTGCCATCTTTGCCTTAATCTTTTCAAGAATATCTGCCATCTTTTCTTTTATACTTGCAGACCTTTTTTCAGCAGCAAGTTGCATGATATAGTCTTTTTGTTCTTTTGACCTTGCCTTTCCAGCTTCCTTTTCCAAATCAGCTGCAGTTTCCATATCATCCAATCTTTTTGCATAGTCTGCATCTATATTCATATTCTTCATTTTTTCTGCGTTGGTAAGCATCTTTGTCATATCTTCAACAGACATACCCATTGCCTTCGCCATAGATTCTTGTTGAAGTGCATTCATCTTTTGGAAGTCTTTTAATGAACCGGCTTGATTCAACAATTCCTCTTGAAGATTGTAGATGTCACCATTTAATGCATATTGTCTTGCCGCATCTAAATTCAAGTCTTTTCCAGTTATTACTCTTGCTTCCATTTCTGATGCAAGTGATTGGTCTATGTCTAACATACCTCGACCAATCTGTTGAACTTGACTCAATTCCATACCCAACATTTTTGCCTTTTGAGCAGCAGCAATAAGTTCTTTTGTTGAACCCTTAAACGCTACTGTAACTTGTGGTGGGATTGCAGCGAGAGTTTTCATCGTTTGTTTTGCACTAAAAGTGCTACCACCCAACTTAACCGTTTCTTTTACAAGGTCATCCATTGATTTGCCGGTCATAACAGAAAGGTCTTTAATCTTTCCAACTTCGTCTGCACTCAATCCAAACTGTTTGGTTAATACGGTTGTTTGTTTTGCGAAGTTTTCTGCTTCTTTATTACCTGCATTTATTTGAGCTGCAATATCAATACCACCCATTGCCTCACTGGCTGCTTCTATACCCTCTGCAATTTCTTTTGAGTTTATACCAGTGATTTTCATTTCCGTTGCCATTCGGTTTGTATTTTTATACAACTTAGCGGCACCCTCATAAGACATAGAAAATTGTTTACCCATATCGGCAATTTGTTGATCAAGAGCGGTGAATCCCTTTACCAACATACCAATTCCACCGACCAATCCACCTATACCGATAGCAAGTGGTAATTTAGCAGCAATTTTTACCATAGAACCGAGACCGGCCGCTCCACTGGTAAATGCCTTTTTAAAGTTACCTTCTAATCCACTCTTAATTGCCTCTGTGAATCTTTTGTTCATATCATCGGAATTTCCTTTGATATTCATTATTTTATTTATCTTATCACCGGCAGGTAATTTGCTAACCAATCCGGCTGCATTTAAGTTTAATTCACCAAATGCATCTTTTACAATTCCAGTTTGTGCAGCTTGTTTTTCAAGTTGTTTATTACTTTGTTCCAATACTTTGACACGATTTTGCATCATACCGACCAAAGAATTTTCGCCGGACATCAATTCATCGTATTGTGAACTTGTTATTTTCCCTTCATCGTATGCAATTTGAACTCTTGCCTTTGTTAAATCGATAGCTTTTAATAGGGGTGATAAATCAACCGACTCACCCTTTGCTTTTGCCTCAACAATTTGTTGTTCATAACCAACCATATCTTGTGTTGTTTCAGCTGCCTTTTCCAATATACCTGTATACTTTGCAGTTTGTTCTGAACTAGCAAATGCTGATTCAGAACCTACTTTCATTTTTTCTGCAATTCCACCATACACAGTTTCTATATTTGAAATGAATCCAAGTTGTTTTTTAGAGTTTTCGTTTACCGCGGCATTTAAAACTTTTGTTTCGTGGGTTTCTTCTTTTATTCTTTCTGTTCGATATAATATGTTTCCCTTTAATGTATTTAACTTGGATGACAAATCGTATGAATATTTTACACCATCGTTTGTTGTCTTTTGTTCTGTATTTATTGATGTAGTTGTTTCAAGTGTTTCACTTTGAATATCACTTATCCTTTTACGGACAGCTTCCTCTTTCTCCACATTGTTCAAACGCAGAGATTCCAACTTTATCATCTGTTCTATATTTGCAACGGATTTTTTTTCTTCCGATTGCATTTGTGCCTTTAGACCAAGAATTTCTTGATCTAATTTTTTTCTTTCAGAAAGAAGATCGTTTATCTGTTGTTCAATTTTTTTATCGTTATCAGAAGCCATTCATTCTACCAATATGGGTAAAAACAAAAAAGTTTACATATTCTATAAATATGTAAACCTTTAATTTATCATTTTTGAGGAGCCTTTCCGAAACTTGGCGGTAAAGGTTTTTTTGTCTTTACCACTTCTTCTTCTTGTTTATTTCTTTCATCTACCGCTTTTTTCACTTGATTGATATAAAATCTTCTCAAATATATTGGCAATTCATATACATCTGACCAAGTGAATCCTCCTTTTCCATAGTAACACAAAGAAAAAATTTCTTCATGTAAACTTAGTTTATAGTTAGTTGGTAGGCCAAAAAAACGATACCTCAATCGGTATCTCCATCTCCTTTACTTCACCAGTTACTTCTGAAATAAATGTGAAGGTCATATCTACATCAGGTGAAATTTCTTTCATAAATGACCTCAATGCTCTCGAATCTGCAGCAAAAAGTTCGTTATCTACAAAATTATTTATAGTGGCTCTACCAGTCTCACCATCAACTGCAACAATAAGATGTTTGAGTCTTGTTGTTAATTCCCTATCTATTCCGGATTTAATCAAGGTCTTATTCATAGATTTTATTTCACTTTGAATTTCTTTTTCAATTCCGTGTGTCATTAGTCTAAATGTTACGGTTCTTCCAGAAATAGGTAATGTATAATCAATCTGATTGTTTCTGTTCTCAAACGGCGTGTAATCGACCTCCTTGTGCTCTATTTGAGTTAAATCTATTGTAACATTTTGTTTATTACCAGCAGAAAATGGATCATCTACTTCTACTGTATATTCTTTACCATAACCTAAAATTCTGGCTGCAATCATAATTGCATTTTTATCACCTACAAATAAATCATTGTAATTGATTGGGGTAATAATTAAAGACTCAAACAACTTATCTAACACAACACCTTGTTTAATAAGGTTTTGTGATGTTAATATATCCTCTTCTTTTGCAGTCATATATTTCATTTCAATCGTTCCATTTGATAATGGATGTCCTTCTGGATACAACAAACCCTTTGAAGGCAATGGAACTATTTCCGTTGGGAATTTTGATTTTTTCACTTCCGTTTGTTTGTGCTCAGATAAAAGTTGGGCTTTAATATCTGCATCGGAAACTGATTGATCGTTGGCCACATTGTAGCCAGTTGGAATTTTTGTCATAACTAATCCTATAACATTTTAAAATAACACATTTTATTACTAATAAATATAATTTAGTTGGAAATATACCAATCTATTGTTGATTTTATACCATCTTCAAAATTTATCAAAGGTTTCCAATTCAATTCTTCCTTTGCTTTTGTAGAATCGATGGCATATCTTCTATCATGGCCTAATCTATCTTCAACATAGATTATTTCTGATTCTGGCTTACCCATGATGGATAGTATTTCTTTTACCAATTCACCATTAGACCACTCATTATCCGAACCTATGTTGTAAACTTCTCCATTTTTTCCTCTCTCGTATGCAAGCCATACCGCTCTACAATGGTCATCTACATGAATCCAATCACGAACATTCAATCCATCACCATATATTGGCAGTTTTTTACCATTTAATACATTTGTAATCATTAGTGGTATCAATTTTTCAGTATGTTGGCGTGGACCGTAGTTGTTGGAACAACGAGTTATCACAGTAGGAACACCGTGTGTATGATAATAAGCACGGACAAATCCATCTGCAGCTGATTTTGCTGCTGAATAAGATGAATTTGGTTTAATTTGTGATTGTTCGGTAAATTTTTCGTGTGAATATAACTCTAAACTACCATAGACTTCATCGGTAGATACTTGAACAAACTTTTTTAAGTTCAAATCCTTAGCAACCGTCAATAAAGATACAGTTCCAATAATATTAGTATCTATGAATGGTTTTTCATCCGTAATTGACCTATCTACATGAGATTCTGCAGCAAAATTTATTATACCTTCTACATTGTAAAATGAACAAATACTTTTTACAAATTCTGTATCACAGATGTCACCATGTACGAATATATGTCTATCGTCATTTTCAATAAATTTTTTAACATTTTGTAAATTACCAGCGTAGGTGAGTAAATCCAAATTTATTATTCTAATATCAGACTGAATATCATCTAACACCATGTGAATAAAGTTACTACCTATAAAACCACAACCACCTGTTACAAGAACAGTTCTTTTTTGAAGTGACATAACAAAAAATAAAACCCTATATTCATTAACATTACTGCTAATAAATATAGGGCAATTTTTTTAAATCCGATGATTATTACTATTTTAGTCTAAAAATAAAAATATAATCTAAATTAGTATTGTAAGATAGCATAATCATAAGCGAGTGTGAGAGAAATCTCAACAAACGCATCGTTTGCCCAATCCATTTCACCAAATGTAGTTGCAGTAATAAATGCACCTTTCAATGTCCATTCTTCAACTTTATCACCAACGGGTCCAAGAACATGGAGTGTAATGTCTTTCTTATAGAAGTCAGAATAACCATCACGGCCTGTTACTGATTCGTGTGATAAACGAACCCATTCCATAACTGCCTGAGCAGCTGAAGGAACGATTGGATCATAAAGTTTTATACTAACATCTTGCCATTCACCTTTACCCTTTACCTTGCGTTTGATGTTAATATGATCAAGCGTGATTGGGTTAAAGTTTATGTTTGGACGACCTGCACCTTTTACCAAATAGGCAGGAACACCCTCGATATACATGATAAAACGGTTTTGTAATTTTGGCTCAAACGGGGTAAAAAACACTTCCGTGGGATCGAGTAATTCAGCCATTTATTTCTCCAAATTTTAAATATCCTTTAAGTATAAATATATTCTTTTCAAAAAAAGTGGGGAGAGTATTTCATCTCCCCTTTATTTTAATTAAGCACCTGGGAATGCCGCACCTGTTGATTGAATGTTGAAGTCAAGAATAATAAATTCAGCAGTCTTTGCAGGTTGTAGATACAACTGTCCGTAAAGAATGTTACGGTCAATAATATCCGGCGTATTATTACTTTCATCCATGATAACACGGAAAGCATACAAACCTTGGCGTTGTTGGATTGATTCAAGATATGGGTTCACAATATTCAAGAAGCGAGTTCTTGTTTGTGATGTGTTTTGTTCAAACACAAGGTATCTTGTAGAAGAAGCAATAAACTTCTTAGCAGCAATCAACAATCTACGAACATTGATACGGTCAAGAGCAGATGGACGACCTTGAAGTGTCTTTTGACCCCATACACATACTCCAGTTGATGGGAATACTGCGATAGGATTGATTCTTGCCTCATACAATGTATCTCTTTCTGTTTGTGTTAATCGTGTTTTAACTTCAACGACCTCTGTAAGACCACCACGATTCAAACCAGCAGGAGCGAACCATTCAGCAGAAACACGGTCATTGAATGCAATCACACCAGGAAGAACAACAGATGGTGGAACCCAAATTGGTTTGTTTCTATCGAAATCAAGAATCTTAACCCAAGGATAATATGTAGCCGCATAGTTTGTATCTAAACCTTCGGTTGTAGAAACTGCAGTTGCAATATTATCAGAGATTCCAGTTGAATCCATTACATAGAAAGCATCACCACGATTTTCACACATATCAGCGGCATAAGTTGTTACTGATGAATGTAATTGGTGTAATACACCAGGTGTTGCAATCATGTTAATATCAAATTCATCTGCATTTGAAATTGTATCGATGGCCTTCTTGTAAGCAGTATATCCATCAGCAGAAGTAGTTGATATATCAAATCCTTGTGTATTTCCAGCTACGATATGTACGCCTGTTTTCTTTTGTAGATTTGGCTTGTGACCGTCAAATCCACCTTGGAATGGCAACATAAATTTACGAGTGTCAAGAGCAGTATTAGTTGTCAAATCGATTGAAGAACTATATGCAGTTGCACTTGATGGGAAATTTGCACCAGGATTTTGTTCGTAATCACCCAAGTAGAAGTCTATGTTACTACCTGTTGTTTGATTAGCTGCAATAGGTAATGGACGAAGATAGTTAAAGTTATCTGTATTAGAGAAGTCATAGTTGAATCCCCAATATACTCGTCTATTGTAAGCACCACCAACTGATTGTGCTGAAACATAAGTTGCAGCGGCTGGTTGTGTGAATGCACTTGGTATTGGAGAAATAGGAGCACGGAAACCAAAAGGAACAAGATTTGGAGATATTGCACCATTTGCAACGGCTTCTGTTACTTCAACACGAATATATTTTGATTTGTTAGAATAGTCACCATTTACAACAACTTTACCTTCATCAGTAATTGTAATATATCTATCACCAACTGCTCTTGCAATATATTTTGGAGAATTTGGATCAAGATTACACTTAAATTGTTCTACTACTGATGGGCGTATATCTTCGTCTTCTGATGTGAATGGTGTTTGTGGAAGTTTAGATTGATCAACAAATCTAACAACAACATCAAAATCACCATATTCAGAACCAGCGATTGTACCAGCAGGACGAATATTTGCAATACCAACCTTTACTTCATAGTTAGCATGAATACCATGAGAAAGTGTATGGAATTTGAAAAGATCTTGTTTGATAGCACCAACTTTTTGTGATGTCACATAAGGTGTAGATGCTTCAAGATAATCTGTTGTGAAATCCCAAGGAGAACCAGCAGAACCAGTTTCAATCAAGATAGTAGTTGCACCATCAGCTGCCAAAGAAGCAGATGCTTGTTTTTTGAAATTAACATAATTGTAAACGGCATGAGTTCCGTAAGGATTATAGCCGAATAAATCACCTACAAATGAAGTATTTTCAGGGTCAATAGAAGAACTGAAAGCAAGACCGTTTTCACTGGTTGCATTTGTAAATGAAGAAACATCTGTTGTAAATCCACCAGATACAGTTAATACAAAACTACCGCTTGCATTTGCAGAAATCGCTGACTTCGCAAATAAAGAATCGGAATCACTATTTGTTACAACAAAAGTAGGGTGCAATAATGATATAAGTTTCTTACCCCAAGAACCTGTTGCAACAAGTGCAATAGGATGCTTTACGGAATATCCACCTGAACCAAGTACACGAACTATTGTTGCACTACCAGCATTATTTAGATAGTTTTTAGCAGTATATGGTAAATATGATTGTTCATAAGTTCCACCGAATTTGGTAACAAAATCACCATAACCATTTACTACGGTTGGGACAAATGCAGGTCCCTTCATCGTGGGTCCAATGAGAGCAGCACCAATGGCACCAATTCCTTGTGGAAGGAATGATAGGTCATTTTCATTGGTAAACACTCCAGGACTTACAATTCTTTCATTAGCCACTTATTATCTCCATAAAATTATAGAATTGAATTCTCATATAAATATGAGTTAAAAACCTCAAACTATGCTTTGGTTGGAATAAATTTTCCAGAATCTAAATCTAAAACTCCATCACCGTACTTTTCATTTAATGAAGATACCAGTGACTTTTCTTCTTCTTGTAATTTGCTATATCTATCAAACAATTCAGTTCTGAATGTTGATATTTCTTCCAATCTCTTATTCAACAAATGTAATTCAATTTCAACTTGACCGATTTGAGCAGTTGTTGTTGCATATTTTGATTGAAGTGATTTTACTGATTCCACATCTTCTTGTGAAAAATCTTTTTCTGTGTTTTGTGCCGTAACTTCTGACATAAAAAACCTCTTATTAAATTAGTAAATGTAACATCTATAAATATGTTTTTAAAATTCTATAATACCATTTATTCATTAGAATCATCAAATTCTTGTGGGTATATTCCTGGAGATCCTTCAGTTGATCTATTTGTTAATCTTTTCATTTTTTGTTCATAATATTTTAGTTCTTCTTCAAAATCCTTATTCAATTTTCTGAATCCTTTTTCGTTTTGTCCTACACCCAATAATCTACGGGCATCAGAATTAAATGAATTAAATTCATCACTATTTTGAACCAACTCTGTTTTTTCTCTACCGAGTACAGAATTTATATCACTAAATGCCTCAGATACAAAAACAATTTTGTTTGCAGTTACCAATCTCTTTGTTGTTGTTTGAGCTGCAACATCTTTTGGTAATAAATAAGCGTGTGCTGTTATTTGAAAAGTAGCACGAACAACTCTATCTTGACCTGTTGTGTTACTGTCTTCCATAGAAACACTATCCATATTGGTTGAAAACTTAAAGAAGTTTTTATCGCCAAAAGATTGACCACTAAAATAAATGAAATTTTCTACAATATAATTTAGTTGGTTTTGGTATTCACACCAAATAATAAAATCATAGGAAACATCAACATAATCAGGCATAGGAGTCATAAAATATTCGGATGGTTTCTTTGCACCATATTGGGTGCTAAATTTATCATACGGTGTTGATGTATTATATTTATGACGCATTATGTATGCAATTTGATTTACATTTGCAACTTTATTTCTTCTCATTTCATTTTTAATTGCAACGGAAGATCTACGAAATGTTATCAAAGGAACTATTGTCTTTCCCTTTTTATCTTTGAGAAACCCATCCTTTTGAATTGACGCCCATTTTTCAGAATTGGCATAAATTGTTGGAACGGTAATATATTCACTACCGTCTTCAACTCGTATCTGCATTTTTTGATCGATAAATGATTTTATAGCAAAATCTATATCATATAAAGTTATACCAAGACTTCTTGTTTTATCTTTATCTCTACGAGTTTGTAAATGTCTAAAATCCCCAAGGTCTGTTCTTGGATTCTGAATAGAATTTCTATCATCGATAAAACTATCACGAGTTCTACGAAGTGGTGGTTTTCTATATTTACTTGAATTATTCATTATATGTTACTCGGTATATCATTATTGTCATTTGGTATTGACGGTCTAAATTCTTCTATTTGTATTCTTGATCGTCTTGTCAAGTGTGTTGATGCTATTATAGAAACATTATGACCCCATCTATCCGTTGCAAACGAATAATCTGGATTTTTTCCACCGAAATATTGATTCTCTTGAACTTGATCAACTTCCCACCATTCACCGTTGTACTCAATAACATCACCAACTTCAACGAATAAATCTAATTCTTTTAGATATTCTCGTATAAATGAAAATGTACATGATTGTTGGTAATCTTGTCCAAACTCTGTTCCTTCATACGCCTGTGCCTCTCTTGCTATTAGAGCAACCATTTTTACAGGACTATGGTAAACTTTTTTATCTGATTCGTTATACAAATTTGTTTTTGTATTTTCCAAAGAAAGTTTGTACACCGCAACTTCTGTATCAATTACATCCGCAACCAATTCCATATTGAACTTGTGAACAAGTCCTGCATCTCGTGTTCCATGAAATAATGGCATTGTATTATCCTATGTAAATTGCTAAAGGTGTTCCATTTAAACTAACATTCAAGTGTTCTGTTTCAGCTCTCTTTGCCTCTAATAGTTTAGCACGAGTCATCGTATCTAACATTGTTCTCAATTCTTCGACTAAACCTTGTTTTTCATTTCCAGCTGCTGTTAATAAATCACCAGCGTTCAATGATGTTTCACCATTTGGAATTGGAATACTACCATATTTGCCACGGATATATCCGAGATTTTCTTTCACAAGAGCAAGTGTATATTTGAATATCCATTGACGACCAACTGAATTTATATGTTGGTATTTCATATGTTGATATGGTGCATTTGATATATCAGATACAGTTCCATTTGGATATTTCAATGGATTAGAC